CGGATTCCGCCTCCTTATCAGCCATAGTATAAGTGATATCCATATCAGCAAAAACTTGAGAGACTTTAGTGTGATCATAAAATGTACATGATGAATTAACGGACATGATATTATCATCGCCATATGTCATCAATGATACATTATCACGAAATGTATAACATTCTGTCTTGGGGTTCAATACTGTATAAGCATATCTCATATAGAGGCTATTCACGATACTATTAATGATAACAGTAAGTGGATGTCCCGATGGATTGGATCCATAGAATTGAATTAAATCACCATCAAAATCAACAAGGGGAAAAGCGGTATCCTCAGCAATACCACTTATGACTTTAAGATCATCAGAAGTGTAATTGCCGCTAGCTTCACACAATGTTCGAAGAATTTGGAAAGCCGAAAGAATGAAAGTAGGTGCCATACGCTTATCAAAAGCTTTATAGTCACCGGCTATAATCCTATCCTTACCAAATCGTGTAATGTAATTAAACATTTCTGTCCACTCGTATGACTGTGCAACAGTCCCTGGAGCTGCTTCAAAAACATAACGATTATTCTGGATAAGTCTGATCGTCGAAAGTAAATACTTTCTTACCACAAGGGTCCAATCAAACGGAGCACCCGTGAAAACGCGGGTTTTACCCATTTTAATCTTTTTAAAAGAAACAGGTTCATCCTTAAGATGAGCACAAAAATTTGGCATGGCTCGTTCACCACGGTGATACTTCTCGATCATTGCAGTAGCTCTGTCTTTGATTTCAGAAGAAACCTCTACAGGATTTTGAAGACCATGATCCGGCGGAATTTCAGTTAGAAAATATTTCTTACTTTTCTTCCAGGGATTTCCAGCACTAGTGTTTCGGTTGACTTTATCCACATAAGCCACGCCAGCAGCACCATTCAATGTCGTAAAATCATCGTATACGTGCAACATATCCAAATGATCTTTAGATAAGTTTTTAAGGACATCATTAAGATAACCTTCAACGCACTTATTTAAGATACCAGTATCTATCTTGACAACTGGTTTAACCATA